AACAACTCAAGGTCTTGGTGGATTACTTTCCAACCAGAACCGCTACTACAGAAGAGTGGCTGTTAAAAACCTTATGTAAGAAGTTTATATCTTCTTTCTTTAATAAACCTCTCTTCGGAGAGGTTTTTTTTTGTCTAAATATATCAGTTTAACTTAAAATAATGACCGCACTGATCGACCCTAAAAAATATAGTGAAACCGTTGACCTATTGAGGTCATTTTTTTTGTCTAAAAATTTCCTTGAAGTTCATACCCAGAATAGATTGAGTATCCTTGCTGCTTGTGAAGACCCAGAAACAGTAGCAACTTATGAATACAACGGTCAAGTATGGCCGTTACCACAAACAGGTCAGATGTGGTTAGAATATGAACTTCTTTCTAATCCAGATGCAGCAGGATTCTTCTGTGTCTCTACATCATATAGAGCAGAACCAAATCCTGTAGAAGGAAGACATGAAACAATCTTCCCTATGTTTGAGTTTGAAATGAAGGGAGGTGTTAAAGAATTAGAAGATATGGAGAAAGAATTATGTGAGTACATAGGTTTACCATTAGATCAAATTAATGTTAAAACCTATGGTGGTTGGGGTAATATGTTTAACACAAAAGAACTCGATCATGACCATGAATTAAAGATTGGTCAGGGTATGATTACTGACTTCCCTGAATGGACATCACCTTTCTGGAACATGGCAAGGAATGCTGATGATACCAGTAAGAAGATTGATGTTATTCTAGGTGGTATGGAAACCATTGGTAGTGCAGAACGCAGCACCGATAAGGAACAGATGCGTGAAACATTCCATACTATTTCTGATGGACAATATGCTGAACTACTCTATAAATTATTTGGTAAGGAAAGAGTTGAGAAGGAACTAGAAGAGTTCCTTGAGTTTGACTTCTTCCCTAGAAGTGGTGGAGGAATCGGTATGCAACGTCTAATGACTGCTCTTTCATAGAGCATCATTGTGAGGTGACGAAACTGGTAAACGTGGCAGGTTGTTTCCCTGCTGTCTCTGGCGGGACTTGAAGGTTCGACTCCTTCCCTCACAGTTAAAATCATATTTATAATAATAAATAGTATTCATGATAAAAGACTTAGTTCCATCGGAAAATCTTTTACTGCATGAACGAGTTAATTCTTGTAGTTACAATTTGAATCGTCAAGAATTATCAAATACATTAAAGGAAAGTATGATATACCATAAAGGTATTGGACTCTCTGCTAATCAAATTGGTATATGGGAAAGGGCATTTGTAATGATAAGAGATATAGAGTATAATGAAATTATTACATGCTTCAATCCTAGAATTATAAAAGAATCGAAAAAGGAAGTATCAATGCAAGAGGGTTGTTTATCATACCCAGATTTGTTTTTAGATATAAGCAGACCAGAATCTGTAGTAGTAAAATATGAAGATGAGAATAAAAAACTTCATAAAGTAAAATTGGATGGTCTTGCTGCAAGAGTATTTCAACACGAATACGATCACATGGAAGGAATTGATTTCACACAAAGGACTAAATAAACATAGGAGACCTGCTTTCTACCATGCTTTGTAAAGTAAAGAAAACACTTAAAGAATATCGTGAGTGGCAACTTAAGTTCTACACACGAGCAGAAGAATCTTTAGAAATAAGACTTGCTGGAATAAAAGCAGCAAGAGAAAAACTTGAAGAACTAATGAACAAAGAAGACTAATGGCAACTAGACCATCTCAAATTGAAAATAGAAATTTCTTATCACCTACTGGGTTTAAATTTAACCTAAAGAGAAGTCCTGGTGTTGCGTTTTTTTGTAACCAAGCAAACATCCCAGATTTAAATTTGGGAGTAGCAGAACAACCAACATACCTTAGAGATATTCCTACACCAGGAGATAAGTTAGATTTTGGTGATTTAAATTTAAGATTCTTAGTTGATGAAGATCTCACTAATTTTATGGAGATTCAAAATTGGTTAAGAGGATTAGGATATCCAGAAACAGTACAAGAGTTTAGAGATTTAGAAAAGAGTGGTACAATACCCATAAGAGATTACGTTCAATCAGGTCAAGACATTTACTCTGATGGAACTCTTCAAATTTTAAGTAGTAATCTAAATGCAAAGTTCAATGTTAAGTTTAGGGATTTATTTCCAGTAAGCTTGACAACTATAACTTTTGATGCTACAGATACAGATATAGAATACTTTACAGCAGATGTAACTTTCAAGTATACTTTATACGAATTAACAACCGTCACCAATGAAGCTTTATGATTGATCTGGAGTCGCTCCAGAAGATGTGGGAAGAAGATTCAAAAATAGATAGAGATAATCTACACGAAGAATCATTGAGTATACCATCTCTTCATGCAAAATATTTTGACTTATATAATACAATATTCCTCCTGAGAAAGAAAGCAGAACAACAGAGGAAAAATATCCGTCATGAACGGTATGAGTATTTTAGTGGGAAAGCAGACCCAGATGTTTATATAAAAGACCCCTTCCCAAAGAAGATAAGAGATAAAGATACAATGCAGAAGTATTTGGATGCTGATGAGAAATTGTCAACTACTTCCCTAAAGATAGATTATTATGATACAATGCTTACATATATTGAAAGCATCCTTAAAGTGATACAGAATAGAACGTATCAGATTAAGAATGCAATTGAGTTTATGAGATTCCAATCAGGGTTAGGGTAATGGCAACTCCTATTAAGATATCAAGCAATATGAAAGAAACTTCATATCCTGGATATTATATTACAGAAGAGGGTGATGCATATCGCAAACCAGTGAAAGGTGAAAGAATGTCAATAGGCGAAAATGGATTAGTTTATGTATCTACAAACCTCAGAGGACATGCAAAGTATCCAGAGAAACAATATCATTCCATTAATGTAACCATTAAAGATGAGAATGGTAAAAAGAAACAAATTAAAAAATATAATCATCAATTAGTTGCAGAAGCATTTGTTGACAATCCTCATGATTATACTGAAATAATGCATATGGATGAAAATAATCGTAATAACCATTATACCAATTTAAAATGGGGAACTCATATGGAAAATATGGAGGGTGTTATAAGTCCTTGCACTATTCCAAAATCATATAAAATTACTGATACAAAAACTGGAAGAATCTGGAAAGGTATTAATATGGGAAAATGGGTTCGTAACAATTATAATATGATTGAACCTCGAATGAAGTCTTCAGAAAAAACTCATAAGGCTATGAATAGACATCTTTCAAATGCTAGATCTAAGGGGTATAAAATTTGGGGGTTTATTGTTGAATATTAAACTTGACAATCCTTAATAAATAATCCCAGATGAATGGGATGAGTGATTGATACGTCTGCCAACGTTGTAATAGGCAAAGCAAATGAGGTATTTTTACAAATAAATGCGGAACCTCACATAGAATATGAACTCCGAGACCACTTTACTTTTGAGGTCGAAGGAGCAAAGTTCATGCCGCAATACCGTAAAAGAAATTGGAATGGAGAGATACACTTATTCGATTTAAGATCCAAGAGAATTTATATAGGACTGTTAGATAAAATTATTTCCTTTTGTGAAAGAAGAGATTATAGTTATAAGTTTGTTGATAATGAATATTATGGTGCTCCCTTTGAATTGAATGAGGGAATATCATATGAAGGTGTTAAGGATTATATGAATGCTATAAGTCGTCATTCTCCGAGGAAATATCAAATTGAGGGAGTATATGATGCTTTAAGGCATAATAGAAAATTATTGCTAAGTCCCACTGCATCAGGCAAATCACTGATGATTTATAGCCTCGTGCGTTATTATGTGGATAAAGGCGAAAAAATTCTGCTAGTTGTTCCGACGACATCCCTTGTAGAGCAGATGTATAAAGATTTTCAGGATTATGGTTGGAATGCTGAGTCATACTGTCATAGAATATATGCGGGAAAGGAAAAAACAAATGAGTTTCCTGTTACTATTACCACATGGCAGTCTGTCTATAAATTAGAAAGAAAGTTCTTTGAAGATTATAGTGTAGTAATAGGTGATGAGGCTCACTTATTTAAGAGTAAGTCCCTTATATCTATAATGACAAAGTTACATCATGCAAAATATAGGTTTGGATTTACTGGTACACTTGATGGAACACAAACTCATAAGTGGGTATTGGAAGGGTTGTTTGGGCCAACATACAAGGTAACAAGAACAGATGAATTGATGAAGGAAGGTCATTTATCTAAACTTGATATTCAATGTCTTGTTCTTAAACATCCCCCTCAAAAATTTGAAACCTACCAGGATGAAATAGAATATTTGATATCTCACGAACAAAGAAATAGATTTATAACTAACTTGACATTAGATTTAAAAGGTAATAGCCTTGTATTATACAGTAGAGTAGAAACCCACGGTAAGATACTTTACGAATTAATAAATAATAATAAGCGAGATGATAGAAAAGTATTCTTTGTCCATGGTGGAGTGGATGCTGAACAAAGAGAATTAATTCGGGAAATAACTGAGAAGGAGAACAATGCCATCATCGTCGCATCCTATGGAACATTTTCTACAGGCATTAATATTAGAAATCTCCATAATGTTATCTTTGCCTCACCGTCAAAATCGAGAATTAGAAATCTTCAAAGCATTGGACGAGTACTTAGGAAAGGAGTTAACAAAGTAAAAGCAATACTTTATGATATTGCTGATGACTGCACTAAAAACTCTCGCAAAAATTATACATTAAATCATCTCATTGAAAGAATTAAGATTTACAATGAAGAAAATTTTAATTATGAAATAATCACTATACAATTAAAAAAATAATATGGAAGAAGACTTTTACGGAACAATTAAATTTAAAAATGGCGAAGAAGTATTTGCCAGAATAGCAGCGTCTGAAGAAAAAGATCGTACTATGTTAGTGGTTCATCATCCCATTACTGTTGCAGAAGTAAAGTCTCGTGCTGGCACCGTCGGTTATAAGGTAGAACCTTGGTTAAAGACTACAAGAGAAGATATGTTTATTATTAATATGGATAATGTTCTTACAATGTCCGAATCATCAGATATACAAATGATTCAAATGTATCAAAGATTCGTTCAAGATACTGATAGGGATAAAAAGAATCAATCTAAACTTAGTAGAAAGATGGGATATATATCAACAGTTCATGATGCTAAAGATATCTTAGAGAAACTTTATAAATCTAGCCCTCATAAAGAAAGTAGTAGCTAAGGTTACCCTTGAACCCTGACAGAGTTATTCTATAGGTATAATTTAAACTTGTCAAGTATGTTTAGAAGTGTTATAATATCTACATACATAGTGAGATATGCTTATGGCAGGACGAATTATGGCTAAACGGAAGAGGTCCGAACACTACGTTAATAATAAGGAGTTCCTTGCCGCATTAGTTAAACTAAGAGAAGATAGAGAAATCGCAGAAATAAGGGGGTTGCCAAAACCACCTATACCACGTTATATTGGTGAGTGTTTCTTGAAGATAGCAAATCATCTATCTTTTAAACCAAACTTTGTAAACTACATGTTCAAGGAGGACATGATCTCTGATGGAATCGAAAATTGCGTTCAGTACATACATAATTTTGATCCTGAGAAATCCAAAAATCCTTTTGCTTACTTTACGCAGATTATACATTATGCGTTTCTTAGGAGAATACAAAGAGAAAAACGTCAGTTAGAAATTAAGAATAAGATACTTGAAAGGTCTGGTTATGATGAAGTCTTCTATGGAGATGATGGTGGCGATGCTGCTGACTATAACCAAATCAAAGATGCAGTTCATTCTAAATTAAGATACTAATGAAAGCGATTTATGATGATAACTCTGTTCTAATTAACTTAAATGAGTTGGTAGAGATCAGAGCAAAACTTTTGACACAGTATGAAGATTATTCAAAGGCAGTATCGACTGGTGAGTTTCTTGATGAAAATGATGTTGATAAGATAGCATCTCAATTAAGAACAACACTTACTTGGGATACACTTTACTTTATGGTAGATAGTGCGATCTATGATTACATGGGTTTGAAACATCCAGATAAACCTCATTATGGTGAGATACAACCAGAACCTGGACGTGAGGCAGAACTAACTAAAAGGGAAGCTGAAGCAAAGAAAAGAAAGCAATATTTTGAAAAGAACTTTGAGATGATTGAATTGGATGGTGGATCTTGGAAAATTCAAGTACCAATGCGTAAGCAAAAATGAAATTAACTCAAGAAGTAATAGACCAGATTCAGGAAGCCATGAATCATACTAAGATGAATGGTGATATGAACTGGTTAGATGGAGATGAGATTGATGTGTGTCTTGGTGGCACATTTGCTGGTGACAAATTTATTAGTATTATTAATAGAACACGTAGCAACACTACCAAAAAATGAAGATCGCAATCATTACCGACCAACATTTTGGTGCGAGGAAAAATTCAAAGCATTTTCATAATTACTTTCTTAAATTCTATGAGGATATATTCTTTCCAACACTAGAGAAGGAAGGTATTACTACCGTTGTTGATATGGGAGACACCTTTGATAGTAGAAAGGGTGTTGATTTTTCGTGTCTAGGATGGGCCAAGGTTAATTACTTTGACAGATTACAAGAGATGGGATGTGACCTTCATACGATTGTTGGTAATCACACAGCATATTATAAGAATACAAATGAAGTAAATGCGATAGATTTGTTATTGCGTGAATATGATAATATCAAAATATATTCAGAAGCTACAGAGATTAAAATTGATAAACTAAGTGTATTACTAGTTCCTTGGATCAACAATGAAAATCAAGAAAATACTCTCAAACTTATTAAAAAGACAGATTGCAGAGTCACGATGGGGCACCTTGAGTTCAAAGGATTTAGAATTCATAGAGGCTATGTCATGGAACAAGGTACGGACTGCAACCTCTTTAAGAAGTTTGAGAGAGTCTTCTCAGGACACTACCACACAAGATCAAGTCAAGACAACATCTACTACTTAGGTAATCCATATGAAATGTATTGGAATGACTTAGAAGATACTCGTGGATTTACTCTTTTTGATACAGATACTTTAGAACTTACTCCTGTTAATAATCCTTACAGGATGTTCTATACCATCTATTATAACGATCATAACTATCAAACATTTGATACTCGTGAATTGGAAAATAAAATTGTAAAGGTTATTGTTCGTAAGAAGAGTGATCCTAGAAAATTTGAAAAATTCATCGATAAGTTGTATAATAGTAATGTACATGAACTCAAGGTAGTTGAGAACTTTCAACTCCAAGAGAATGAAGACTTCGAAGCCTTTGAGTCGGAGGATACTCTGTCTATATTAAATAGATATGTGGAAGAGTCTGAGATTAACCTTGAGAAATCAAGGATTCAAGAAATGATACAAAATGTGTATCAGGAGGCATGTGAGTTAGTTTAATGTTTATTCTAACCATTCAAGGCAAAGAGGAGGACGGTGCTTATTCTGTTAAGAATGAAGATGGGGATCATATTCTCTATCTTTTTGAACAGGAAGATGATGCATCTCGTTATGCCATGCAGTTAGAAGATCAAGACTATCCTGAAATGCATGTTCTTGAAGTTGAACCTGATATGATGATTGGAGTCTGTGAATCTCACGGATATGACTATACAGTCATTACTCCAAATGACATCGTGATACCACCAAACGTTAAAAATGATTTTATTTGAAAAAGTTAGATGGAAGAATTTTCTTTCTACTGGCAATCAATATTCTGAAATTAATTTCAAATCTCACGCAACTACTCTAATAGTTGGGGATAATGGTACGGGTAAGAGTACGGTTCTGGATGCTCTTACCTTTAGTTTGTTCGGTAAACCGTTCCGTAAAATTAATAAGGGTCAATTAATAAACTCTACTAATGAGAAAGATTGTAGTGTAGAAGTTGAGTTTTCTATTGGTACTACTAGTTGGAAAGTATCTAGGGGAATTAAACCAAATAAGTTTGAGATTTATAGAGATGATAAATTATTAGATCAATCTTCTAATTCTAACGATCAACAGAAGTGGTTGGAGCAGAATGTATTGAAGATGAATTATAAATCTTTTACACAGATTGTAATTCTTGGTAGTAGTAATTTTGTTCCATTCATGCAATTGACTGCTACAAATCGTAGAGAGGTTATTGAAGATTTACTTGATATAAAAATCTTCTCTTCTATGAATAATATTATTAGAGATAAACTTAAAGTTGAGAAGGATGCGATTACTACTTTAGATTTAAAGAAAGAATCTCTTAATGATAAAGTAGAGATGCAAGAGAAGTTTATGAATGAGATAGAGAGTCAAGGTAAGGAAAGAATAAAGGATAAGAAGGGTAAAATTAAAACACTTAATATAGAAGTTGATACTCATATTGAACATAATGGAATCATACAATCTAATGTTGATGACCTTACGAAAGAGCAAGAAGAGGTAACTGGTGCTAGTAATAAGTTAGTAGAACTTAACAATTACAGAGGTAAGATATCACAAAAGGTAGCGTCTATTACTAAAGAACATAAGTTCTTCACACAAAATACAGTTTGCCCTACCTGCACTCAGGACATTGATGAAGACTTCAGAATAAATAAAATCGATGACGCTCAAACTAGAGCTAAGGAGTTGCAATCTGGTTATGATAAACTAGAAGAAGCAATTAAAACGGAACAAGAGCGAGAGCGTCAATTTACCAACCTATCAAAGGAGATTACTAAACTCACGCATGGCATTTCTAAAAACAATACTTCTGTCGCTGCATGTCAGAGACAGGTCAGAGAACTGGAATCTGAAATTCAAACACTTACCAGTCAACTTGAAAACAGAAATACTGAGCATGACAAGTTAGAAAAATTTAAGGAAAATCTCCAGGAAACCTACGACACATTGGTTAGTCGTAAGGACACAATCAAATATTACAATTTCACATACGGTCTATTGAAAGACGGAGGAGTTAAGACTAAAATCATCAAGAAGTATCTACCGTTGATAAATCAACAAGTAAACCGTTATCTACAGATGATGG